TTTGTTTACCTATGGTTATCATAGCGGGGTTGTCACCCTGTTGCACTGGTAGAGTGTACACTTGATCAACTGTCACTGAAGATAGGGATGATGTTAGTTTTTGCGTGTTGAGTTTTGTTTATGTGCTGCTCCCACAGAGCGGCATCTTCCAAATTGTAAAAGATCGCTTCTTGGCGCGACGTGCCTTTCTTCTTGTTCCTCATCCACACAACTGCGTACTTCATGCCAAAAACAGGGATAAACTAAAATGTTAACATAGTGACGACCCCACCGTGAGTTTGCACTCTTGGGCAATGGGATGTCTTTGAAGCAAATAGTAATGTACTCTTCGCTTATGAAAGAAATATAACCTGTAACATGCCCATATGTCACAGGTTGTAGCAATTCAAAATCAATCGACTTCATCGAATGCTTTACGATCTTTGTTTTGTGGTTTAGGGAGACGGAACATCTCCTTAAGATCATTCAACTCATTGATCTGTTTCTGCAGGTTATCAATTTGTGCCTGTAGAATAGAAGCATTGTGATCGTTGTTCTTCTGCAGCATCAGCATGTTCTCTACTGCAGTTTTAAAATCGTCTTCAGTCATAATCAGAAACGGTTAGGAATTTCTTTGTAGTATTCACGAGAACCATATCCACTCAGTAGATCACGAAGTTCACGAGCACGAACATAATGGTTCTCATGATATTTTATCACATCATCGACGCAAGATAGCATCTCTTCATATGCCTGTCTTGGCGATACTTTGTCATCTTGGAGGTAATCGTCGATAGCATCTTGCATACGACATAGGCGTTGCTTTTCATAAGTTTTGTCAGGTCCGATGATTGGTGATGTCACGAATTAAACTCCTCGTTACGACGTTTGTCTAGGTAAGCAATAATTTCACCACGCCATTCTAACAACTCATGATAACATTGTTGATCATGTGCATCCTGGCGCAGTTCATGATCTGGTTTCAACACACTCTCATAGAAGATAAAGAAAGCATCCTTGCGTTTCTCATGTTTGGTTGTGTTCCAGTCCATTTGATTTTAACGTGGGTCTAGGTATTTTAGATTGTTTTGTGAGCATATCTGGATATACTCATGATTTCTTTATGATTGAGGTCCCCAACCATCATTCTCGGGTACAACATCGTCATCGTCTACACGATCAACGGATGCAATGTCACAAACTGGCACCTCATGCTGTCCACCAATCAAATACCATGGCATAATCTGTCCATGGTATTCTGGATGTGCTTGGAAGTCTTCAGGATAGACACGATCACCGATGTACTTTATCTCGCTTTCTGGAATAGCGTGATCGCGTAACATTGCTTGTAGTTGCAAGTGCGTCAACTCTGGTTGCGTGGGTACTTTCATTAGTTCTCCATTCTTTGCGTTGTCGTTGATATTCTGCGTCATATGCTACTTTATCCCGAATATTCTTGAATATTTTAGCAGCGGCAGACTTTTCACACTGTAGTGCATCTGCCTCCTGAGGTCTAACTTCACCAGTTTCAGTGTATTTCCTGCCGTCATGATGATTTGCATATCTACGGGCGCGAGTAAATCCCATTTCAAGAAATTTTCGTGCCATGTCCATACCAATGAAGTCTCCAGACTTCTTATAGTTACAGTACATGGAGTAAATCTTATTAGCAGATTTGCTAGCAGCAGTCTCATTCACAAACCTCCAATGAGCACAAATGTCGTTAGTATAAGGGCGCACCAATAGAACCCCTTGCTCCCCTCTTCCGATCCGATAGAGCGGGCGAGTGTTAGGGTCTGTGAAATCAAGTTCCTCATAAGGGAGTTCATAGCAAAATTCGAGCATGGTTCACCACTGGTGCTCCACTACCCTAGCATGTATATTGATCTACGTCAAGCGTTCTCGAAAATGATGTTGGCACCTTGGTCAAAGACCAGCACTCTAAAATAGTGGTCAGCGTCAGGACAGTGTGCTAGTGTTGGAAACCACTCAGATGCATTAAGAGTTGCTACTTCCTCACTACTATACTCAACACAGCAGTCTCTTTCACCTTTGATTGCTTCAATAATATCCTCTGGACAATAGTCTGCTAACCATGTTAGAACTGTTGTCTTTTTAGCATCGTCAAGTGTTGCCCACTTTGCATTCTCAAAATGCAGTAGACATACATTGTTCATTACACAATGACTACCTGCTAACTCATATACTGATAGTGTTTCGATAGTAGTGATCATGGGTTCTCCTCATTATCAAGTTTTTCTAATAGTGTATCAAGTTGTGATTTGATATTATCTAGATTATCATGTTCAACTTCCCATGCTGTTCCCTGTATCTTCACTGGTGTCTTTTTAGCTGCTTCAATGAATGCTTCAGTGTAAATCTTATCAGTTAGATCTCTGACACACAAGTAACGTGCCATCTTATCTCTAAACTGAGTGAAGAAGAAAGAACTTAATGACAACCACTGATCTTCATGCTCTAGATATACAGCATCAGGATGATTTACTTTATATACTGCTTCAAATGCCTCAGGTGACATTGGGAATTTAACTGCACTGACTTCAATATCAGCAAATGTACTAGGTAACTCCCTTAATTTCTGACGATATGTCTGATACATTGCTTTCTTCTCATCAGAGATTGTTACATCACTGCAGAAGACATAATCTGTCTCAGCAAGTAAGAAGTTACGGGCAAGTCTGATAGATAACCAACTTTCAGTTCTTACCTCACCATACATGCGTCCCATTTCATCTTGGAACTCTTCTCTCTCAATACTTTCAATGTTAAAGAATACATCTTTAATGAATTCATAGAATGTAGTAGCAGCTGCTACCTCATTCTGTTCCATTTCATAGTCTTTCCATTCATATTGTCCAGTACGGAAGTTTTTGATATGCTTCCTTCTAGTACAATGATAAGTGTCATTATCATAATAACTGAATTCAACTAGACGATCCTTTTCTGTATCCCATAAAGGATACAACTTAGGAACAACTTCATCTTGCCAATACTGATCAGGCACGACCTTAACAATGCCTCTAAACACGATCTGACGATCAGCAAGGACTAGTTGTAGTATAATATTAGGAACATTTGCGTCCGCGACGATACCCATTTTATCAGATTGCTACTAGTGCTAGATCTATTTAGAATGCTTTGATCAGATACTTAACCAGCATGTACGGTTCAATAAGTGGAATAACCCTATCAGGATCTAATGCTGCAGTAGGTACAATAGGTGTCGAAGATGATAATGTCAATGTACTATCGTTTGCAAATATACCTGAAATATATGTAGATCCTGTTTCGCCACGAACATCATACTGTTGTACATCGTCAGCGACTGCTATTTTACCAGCACTTGGTACAAATACCAAATTAGTCTCTGATAACTTCTCAAGTCTAAATTCAATGAGACCAAAGTGATCACTATTACTAGCATTATCATTAGTACCACTAGCAGCAGCTCTGTTCTGTCTGATAGAGAAACGTGCAGTCTCACTCTGTGCTGCTTCAGGTAAAACAATAGAGTAAGTATACCAATTGGTTGGGTTAGTACCTGTTCCAGTTCCGTCAACATCATTATCAACATCAGTTGCGTTTGGAATAGGAACCATCGTGCCAATAAAACCAGATCCTGGGAAATTCAAACTTTCATCTGTATTGTAATACAAGAGAAGTTCGTCACCACCACCGTCTGGTAGCTCGCCACCGTTTTTATTATTGCCCCTGCATACTTTAACTGTTACTGCATATCCTTCTGATGCATCTATAGTATCAGTTGAAACAAATCGTGTTGTTTGAGTTCCACCAAATTTTAAATATCTTGATGGTAAATCACTACTGACCAGTGAAAGATTTTCTAAAACACCATTAACTGTATCACATTCAACAGTTGCATGGTTTCTTACTCCAACTCCACCATTAATACGAACTCTTGGTGCTTCAGTATATCCAGATCCAGCATTTGTTAGTGTCAATCCTGTAACTACACCACCACCAATTTGAACAGTTGCAGTAGCACCAGATCCACCACCACCACCAATAAACTCTACTGTTGGCACTTGATTTACTGGTAACTTAAATCCACCAGAACTTGTTGTACCAGTACCACTAGCAAAGAAGTTTACACCATTGTCTTGAGTACCAGATCCATCAATGAATACATCTCCAGTAGTTACACCAGTTGTACCACCTTCATATCCAACAATCTTCTTAAAGGTAATTTTTGCATATCCACCGAAACCATTATCAGAAGTGACACCACCATTTGTTACACCTTGTCCACCTGAACCAGTGGTAACAGTAACGCTAGACACACCACTCAATGTTGCCCCAGGGATTTCAAAACTAACATATCCTCCTAATCCACCACCACCTGCGCCAGATGACCAACGTCCTCTATCCTCTGTTGTGGTA